AAGTCCGGTTGCTGATCTTCCGTTTTCGCCCTTAGTTGATGTCAATGGGACGACTACAGTTGCACCAGTACCCACCAGTTTTGCATCCGACAACGGTTGTTTGGCTGTGTACGTGTTGAACGAACTCACTCGACCCAGTGATGAGGATACCAACAATCCGCAGGTAAATGTCTTTGTACGTGCCGGACCTGATTTTGAGGTGGCTGCGCCAACGGAGGATAACTTTACTCAATTCACTTTGTTTCCCGAATCTGGGTTTGTTAGTGAGTCTGGAACTGAAGCTACCGCGAACGAAATGGGAAAACAATGGTTAGATCCCATTGGTCCATTAGTCGATGACAATTCATTGTCATTGGTTTACATGGGAGAAACTTTTGATTCGTTTCGACCTATGTTGAAACGATATTGTTATTCTCGTTCGTTTGCGAATGTTGTACCTTCTTCATCCTACGTTTTGGGACTGTGGAGACTTTTTATCAACAATTTTCCAAATTATCGTGGACCGGATCCATCCGGTTTCGAATCACAGAATGGACAGCCGTATACGTACTCAAAGAACACACTAATCAATTGGATCACTCCATTGTTTGTGTGTCGCAGAGGTGGTATTCGGTGGAAATATAATTATGTTTACGATGGGGCAGGTCATTCAACCAGCCTTAATGATAGTACAAATTATTTTCGTATGTTAGTCGACCGCCTTCCGGCGCGATCAACTGTCACGACTTCTCCGCAATTGTTACTCAATATGGATCAAACTGCCGTTGGAGTTAACTTGCAGGCGAACGTGTCGGCTACATCATTGAATACATGGGAAGGATCTTCTGTTACCAATGGTGCAGTAAACCCGACTCTGGAATTTGAAGTTCCGTATTACAGTCAATTTTTGTTCGAAAACGGGAGCAAGAAGGAGCAGTCCGATTCCTTCCCGAGGCATCAAATTGAAATCATGTCACATAACTTTCCAGCTGACGGTCCTCGTCATATTGTCGATAGTTATGTTGCCGCTGGCGAAGATTTCCAGCTGACATGGTTTATATCATGTCCGGTCGTGTATCAAGTCGCAGATGCACCTTAGAGACACTAGAGTCTATAACAAGAGAATAATACCCTTAAGGTATTTGTTTTATATGTTTTATATATGTAGAGAGTTCCCTCAAGAGAAAAGGCGAACTCTTGAGGATGAAAATC